ATGACTGTCGAAACCGACAAGCTGGAATCGCGCGCGGGGGCTATGCCCTCGACCTGGACAAAGCGCGGTCTGACATCCGGTGCAAGCTGGATCGCCTGCGCCGATGCTCAGACCCAGGCGCAGTTTCTGAATGACCTGGATGAGGGAGAGCTTCTGGCTCTCCCTTTTTTGTTCGAGTTCTGGGCGCTGGACCATCAACTGCCGCCCGAGGGCGATTGGCGCACATGGGTGATCATGGGCGGGCGCGGTGCGGGTAAGACGCGGGCCGGGGCCGAATGGGTGCGCCGCAAGGTGGAGGGGAGCCGTCCGTTGGATGCGGGCGAATGCAGTCGCGTGGCGCTGGTGGGCGAGACCATCGAGCAGGTGCGCGAGGTAATGATCTTTGGCGACAGCGGGATTCTGGCCTGTAGCCCGCCGGATCGGCGCCCCGATTGGGAGGCGACGCGCAAGCGCTTGGTTTGGCCCAATGGCGCGATTGCCACGGTGCATACGGCGCATGATCCCGAAGGGCTGCGCGGGCCGCAGTTTGATGCGGCGTGGGTGGACGAATTGGCGAAATGGAAGCGCGGGCAGGAGGCGTGGGACCAGTTGCAGTTTGCGCTGCGCCTAGGGGAGCGGCCTCAGGTCTGTGTGACGACAACGCCGCGCAATGTGGATGTGCTGAAGGCGCTGCTGAAATCGCCCTCGACGGTGACGACCCATGCGCCGACGGAGGCCAATGCGGCGAACTTGGCGGGGTCGTTTCTGGAAGAGGTGCGGGCGCGGTATCGCGGGACACGACTGGGGCGGCAGGAGTTGGATGGGGTTTTGCTGGCGGATGCAGAAGGGGCGCTGTGGACCTCGGCGCTTCTGGAGGCGGGGCGGCTGCGCGAGGCGCCGGAACTGGATCGGATCGTGGTGGGCTTGGACCCGGCGACGACCAGCGGGGCGGGCTCGGATGAATGTGGGATCGTCGTGGTGGGGGCGCAGACCAAGGGGCCGCCGCAGGACTGGCGGGCGGTGGTCTTGGCTGATTGCACGGTGCAGGGGGCCACGCCCAACGGCTGGGCGCAGGCAGCGATTGCGGCGATGACGCGCTATGGGGCGGATCGGCTGGTGGCCGAGGTGAACCAAGGCGGGCAATTGGTGAGTGAGGTCTTGCGGCAGGTCGATCCGCTAGTCTCGCTCAAGACCGTGCATGCAGCGCGGGGCAAGGTGGCGCGGGCGGAGCCTGTGGCGGCGCTTTATGAACAGGGGCGGGTGAGCCATTTGCCGGAGCTGGATGCGCTTGAGGACCAGATGTGTCTGATGACGGCGCGCGGCTATGAGGGCAAGGGCAGCCCGGACCGTGTCGATGCGCTCGTCTGGGCGCTGCATGAGTTGATGATCGAGCCAGCGTCGCAGTGGCGCAGCCCGGGGGTGCGGAGCCTTTAACGGGGTGTTGCAGACAGCAGCGCACGGTGGGTTTCGCGGGTTTTAAGGTTTTATTGAGAAAGTCTGACAACGCCGGGCAGCATGGGGTGCAAGCCGCCGCTGCCGGGGCCGAGCAGAATGAGGAGCGACAGATGGTATTCGATTTTCTACGGCGCGGCGCGGCTGAGACGGTTGAGCAGAAAGCTTCGGCGACCGGGCCGGTTGTGGCCTATCAGACCTCGGGTCGCGTTGCCTGGAGCCCGCGGGACAGTGTGAGCCTGACGCGCTCGGGGTTTTGTGGCAATCCGGTTGGGTTTCGCTCGGTCAAGCTGATTGCCGAGGCGGCGGCGGCCTTGCCGCTGGTCGTGCAGGACGCGGCGCGGCGCTATGACGATCATCCGCTGATGTCGCTGATGCGCCGCCCGAATGCGGGTCAGGGCCGGGCCGAGTTGTTTGAGGCGCTTTACGGGCAGATGCTGCTGAGCGGCGACGGCTATGTCGAGGCCGTGGGCGGCGAGGGCGGTTTGCCGATTGAGCTGCATGTGCTGCGCTCGGACCGGATGAGCGTGGTGCCGGGGGCAGATGGTTGGCCGGTGGCCTATGAATATGCGGTGGGCGGGCGCAAGCATCGCTTTGACGCCAGCGGGCCGGTGACGCCGGTTTGTCATATCCGCAACTTTCACCCACAAGACGATCACTATGGGTTCAGCCCCCTGCAGGCGGCGGCGATGGCGATGGATGTGCATAACGCGGCGAGCCGCTGGTCGAAGGCGCTGCTTGATAACGCAGCGCGGCCTTCGGGGGCGATTGTGTATCGCGGGGCTGAGGGGCAGGGCAAGCTGAGCGAGGACCAGTATGACCGGCTGGTGAGCGAGATGGAGAGCCATCATCAGGGCGCGCGGAACGCAGGGCGGCCGATGCTGCTGGAAGGCGGGCTGGACTGGAAGCCGATGGGGTTCTCGCCCTCGGACATGGAGTTTCAGAAGACCAAGGAAAGTGCGGCGCGTGAGATTACGCTGGCCTTTGGGGTGCCGCCGATGCTGATCGGGGTTCAGGGGGATGCGACTTACGCGAACTATCAAGAGGCGCATCGGGCGTTTTACCGCCTGACGGTGCTGCCGCTGGCGACGCGGGTGACGGCGGCGCTGGCGGATTGGTTGAGCGGTTATCTGGGCGAGGCGGTGACGGTGAAGCCTGACCTTGATCAGGTGCCTGCGCTCTCGGCGGAGCGCGATGCGCAATGGGCGCGGGTGTCGGCGGCGGAATTTCTGACCGATGCGGAAAAGCGCAGCCTGTTGGGGCTGCCGGTGGTGGCGGATGATGCATGAGCCTCGGGAAATTGAACGGTTTGAATGTGCGCCGGGGCTGCGGTTGCAGGCGCATGAGAACATCAGCGCGGTGCACCGCGAGAACATGCAAATGCGGTTTGATCGGATCGAGCAGATGATGGAGCGGCTGGAGCGGCGGTTGTGGCTAACGGTTTACGGCGTGGTGGCGGTGATTTTGGCGCAGGCGGTCCAATCCTTTCTGGTGGTGGCGCCGTAGCGGGCTGAACAAGAGGAAATACGATGGGTTATCAGGTGATTGACCCCGGTGCTTGGCCGGGGAACGGGGAAGCTTTGTCTGCCGGGGCGGCGGGGCTGGAGCATAAGTTCGCCAAGTTTGGCTACGTGGCCGAGGTTGATGGCGGGGTCGAGATCAGCGGCTATGCCAGCCTCTTTGGCGCGGCGGATCAGGGTGGCGATGTGGTTGAGGCGGGGGCCTATGCGGCCTGTTTGACACGCGCCGAGGCGGCCGGGCGCAGCATCAAGATGCTTTGGCAGCATGACCCGGCCCAGCCCATCGGCGTTTGGGACGAGGTGCGCGAGGACAAGCGTGGGCTTTGGGTCAAGGGGCGCATTCTATCGAGCGTAGCGCGGGGCCGGGAGGCGGCGGCGCTGATTGAGGCGGGCGCGATTGACGGGCTGAGCATCGGTTACCGCACCGTGAAGGCGGGCAAGAACACCAAGGGTCAGCGGCTGCTCTCGGAATTGGAGCTATGGGAGGTGTCGCTGGTGACATTCCCGATGCTGCCCACCGCACGGGTCGCGGCCAAGGGCGAGTTCAGGGCTGTCGGAGAGGTCCTGCGCGAGATGGCGTCGGTCTTTGAAGAGGCGCGGGCCGAGATGACGCGCAGCGTGGACCGCGCCCAGTGATCTGCACAACTACAGAGGAAATGTGATGAGCAAAAGCGATGCAAACGTCAGCACGAAGTCAGGCGCAGACCTGTCCCCGGCGGAGGAAGTGCGGCAGGCCGTGAGCGGTTTTGTCAGCGACTTCAACGGCTTTCGGACCGAAATGAACAGTAAACTTCAACAATCAGAAGAGCGAATTGCCATGATGGATCGCAAGATGACCCTGCCTGCCCGTAGCCCTCTTGGGGGCGCGATTGACCACGATGCGCCGCATAAGAAGGCCTTTGACGCCTATCTGCGCAATGGCGATGACGACGCGCTGCGTGGGCTGGAACTGGACGGCAAGTCGATGTCGACGGCGGTGAATTCGGACGGCGGCTATCTGGTCGATCCGCAGACCTCGGAGCGGGTGCAATCGGTGCTGAATTCCGGTGCGTCGATCCGGGCGATTGCGGCGGTCGTGCAAGTTGAGGCGACGTCTTATGACGTGCTGGTGGACCACACGGATGTCGGCGCGGGCTGGGCCACGGAGAGCGGCGCGCAGGCCGAGACGGACACGCCGCAGATCGACCGGATCACCGTGCCGCTGCATGAGTTGAGCGCGCTGCCTAAAGCCAGCCAACGGCTGCTGGACGACAGCGCCTTTGACATCGAAGGCTGGCTTGCGGGGCGGATCGCGGACAAGTTCGCCCGTGCCGAGGCGGCGGCCTTTGTCAGCGGTGACGGGATCGACAAGCCGACGGGGTTCCTGAGCCACCCGGTGGTCGAAAATGACACCTGGAGCTGGGGCAATCTGGGCTATGTGGCCAGCGGCACCAATGCCAACCCCGAGGCCGATGCGATTGTGGAGCTGGTCTATGCCTTGGGGGCAGCCTACCGCAAGAATGCGGTTTTCGTGATGAACTCCAAGACCACGGCGAAGGTGCGCAAGCTGAAGGACACCGACGGGCGGTTCCTGTGGTCCGACGGGTTGGCTGCAGGCGAGCCGGCGCGGCTGATGGGCTATCCGGTGCTGGTGGCCGAGGACATGCCTGATCCTGCGACGGATTCGATGTCGATCGCCTTTGGTGATTTCTCGACGGGCTACACCGTGGCCGAACGGCCCGACCTGCGCATCCTGCGCGATCCCTTCAGCGCCAAGCCGCATGTGCTTTTCTATGCCACCAAGCGCGTGGGCGGCGACGTCAGCGACTTCGCGGCGATCAAGCTAATGAAATTCGGCCTGGCGTAAGCCGGTGCCGAAGCCGGGGCCGGGGCGACTTGGCCTCGGTCCGGGCGTGCGCCGCGAAGGTTGTGTTGTCTAGCTGCTCCCCTCCAACCGAGCAACGCAACCGGTGCACGTCCGGTTTTTCGCAAGAGGTCCGACGCCGGGCCGAGGGGCGTAAATTTGGAGACGTTCGATGATGTTGATCGAGGAAACAAATGTCCCGGATGCGGCGCTGCCGGTGGAGGCGTTCAGGGCGCATCTGCGTCTCGGCAGCGGGTTTGCACAGGACAGCCTTCAGGATGCGGTGCTGCGGGGTTTTCTGCGGGCGGCGATGGCAGCGGTAGAGGCGCGGACGGGCAAGGCGCTGTTGGTGCGGCGGTTCGCGCTTTCGCTGACGTTCTGGCGGGATGCGGGGGCGCAGGTCTTGCCGGTTGCACCGGTGCAGACGATCGAACGGCTGGCGCTGGTGGCGCGGGATGGGGTTGAGACGCTGGTGGATCCTGAACGCTATTGGCTGGAGCGCGATGCGCAGGCGCCACGGTTGCGCAGTACAACGGCCACCTTGCCGCGGATTCCGAGTGCGGGAGCGGCGTTGATCGGTTTTGACGCGGGGTTTGCCAGCAGTTGGGACGGGCTTCCCGATGATCTGGCACAGGCGGTCATGTTGCTGGCGGCGCATTACTATGAATACCGTGATGACACCGCGCTTGGTGAAGGGTGCATGCCGTTTGGCGTGAGCAGTCTCATTGAGCGGCACCGCAAGGTCCGTGTGGGCTTTGGGGGTGGGGCATGAAGCGGCCCCATCTGAACCGGGCGTTGACGTTGGAAGCGCCGCAACGGGTGAGCGATGGCGCCGGGGGCTTTGTCGAGAGCTGGACGCCATTGGGGACGCTGTGGGCGGAAGTTACCGCTCGGACCGGGCGCGAGACGGCGCGGAGCGGGGTGGCGGTGAGCCGTACGCCGCTGAAGATCACCGTACGCGCCGCACCGCCCGGAACGCCTGAGCGCCCGACAGCGCATCAGCGGTTCCGCGAGGGCGCACGCATTTTCACCATTCAAGCCGTCGCTGAGGCGGATGGCGCAGGTCGCTACCTGACCTGCTTTGCCGAGGAGGAGATTGCCGTATGACCTATGCGCTTTCAGGAGCCTTGCAGGGGGCGGTTTATGACCTGTTGCAGAATGATCCGGGGCTGACCGCATTGGTGGGCGACGCCGTCTATGACGCAGTGCCGAGTGGTACGTTGCCTGAGACCTATGTGCGCCTTGGCAGTGAAAAGGCCGTGGGGGCATCGGACCGTTCCGGTATGGGGGCGGAGCATCGCTTTACCGTCACAGTGATCACGACAGCGCCGGGGTTTGCCTTTGCCAAAAGTGTCGCGGCAGCGGTCTGTGATGCGCTGCGCGATGCCGCGCCGGTGTTGAGCCGGGGGCGTGTGGTCGATCTCTATTTTCACAGTGCCAGTGCCGAGCGGATCGACGGCGGGGCGACGCGGCAGATTGACCTCCAGTTCCGCGCGCTTTTGGCGGACGAGTAAACCTTACAACCTTTTCAGTTAGTTGCAGGAGAAAACGAATGGCTGTTCAAGCAGGTAAAGATCTTTTGATCAAGGTAGATATGACCAGCGATGGTCAGTTTGAGACCATCGCGGGGCTGCGTGCCACGCGGGTGAGTTTTAACGCCGAGACGGTGGATGTCACCACACTCGATTCCCAAGGGGGCTGGCGTGAGTTGCTAGTGGGCGCTGGTGTGCGCTCGGCGGCGATCAGTGGCTCGGGGGTGTTTCGCGATGCGGGCACGGATGAGCGGGCGCGGCAGTTGTTCTTTGACGGGCTGACGCCGGATTTCCAGATCATCATTCCCGATTTCGGCGTGGTTGAGGGGCCGTTTCAGGTCGCCGCAATCGAATACGCCGGGTCGCTGAATGGCGAGGCTACGTTCGAACTCAGCCTGCAGTCAGCGGGGGAGTTGGTCTTTACCCCTGACGTGGTGGTGTGAGCATGGCCAACCCTTGGCGCGGCGAGGTCTCGATTGTCATCGACGGGCAGCGGCATGAGGCGCGGCTGACCCTCGGTGCGCTGGCGGAACTGGAGGCGCAGATGCAGGCCGACAGTCTGCTGGCGCTGGTGGAGCGGTTCGAGGGGAACCGGTTTAGCAGCCGCGATGTGCTGGCGCTCTTGGCGGCAGGGTTGCGCGGGGGCGGCAGCGGGATCGACGCCAAGACGTTGGAGCATGCGCAGATCGAAGGTGGGCCAATGGCAGCCGCACGGGCGGCGGCTGAATTGCTGGCGCGGGCCTTTGCGGTGCCGGAATGAGCGGTCGGCGGCCCTTTGATTGGCCGGGGCTGTTGCGGCTTGGGCTGACGCGCATGGGGCTGCGGCCTGCGGAATTCTGGGCGCTGACCCCGGCGGAGTTGCAGCTGATGCTTGGCCCGCTCGGCGAAGGCGCGCCGCTGTTGAGTGAGGGTCTGGCCGCCTTGATGGCGGCCTACCCGGACACAAAGAAAGGGGCCGGAGATGGCTGAATTTGATGATTTCGAGAACCTTGAGGGCAATGCGTCGGGCCTGAATGAGACACTGGGGGAGACCAGCGCGCTTGTTTCGGGTTTTGACAGCGAATTGCGCCGCATGCGGGCGTCGTTGTCGGCGACGGGTAAGGATGTGGCAGCGTTGGAGAAGGGGTTGAGCCGGGGGCTTCGGCGGGCCTTTGACGGGGTGGTGTTTGATGGGGCGAAACTGTCGGACGCTCTGAGCGATCTCGCCAGTTCCATGATCCGCACAACTTATAACGCGGCGATGCGTCCGGTGACTGACCATTTCGGTGGGCTGATCAGTGAGGGCATCGGCAGTCTGGTGAAGGGAGTGCTGCCCTTCGCCGATGGGGCGCCCTTTTCGCAGGGTAAGGTCATGCCCTTTGCACAGGGTGGCGTGGTCAGTTCGGCCACGGCCTTTCCGATGCGGGGCGGTATCGGCGTCATGGGCGAGGCAGGGCCGGAGGCAATCATGCCGCTTGCACGCGGGGCGGACGGCAAGCTTGGCGTGCGCGGCGCGGGGAGCGGTGGCACGACCATTGTGATGAATATCACGACGCCGGATGTGCAGGGGTTCCAACGTAGCCAAAGTCAGATCGCAGCGCAGGTGAGCCGTGCGCTTAGCAGTGGCAATCGCAACCGCTGAAGGCGACAAAGAGAGGTGCAGGACATGCAATTTCACGACGTAAGATTTCCACCATCGCTAAGCTTTGGCTCCCTCGGGGGCCCGCAGCGGCAGACCGACGTGGTCACGCTCGCCAACGGATTTGAGGAACGCAACACGCCCTGGGCGCACTCCCGACGCAGCTATGATGCGGGGCTTGGGATGCGGTCGATTGACGATCTGCAGGCGCTGATCGCGTTTTTCGAGGCTCGGATGGGTCAGATGTATGCGTTCCGCTGGAAGGATTGGGCCGACTACAAGTCTGGCAAGGCAGATGTGCCTGTGGCTTTTGATGACCAGAGCATCGGCTTTGGCGACGGGGAAACAGCCGCCTTTCAGATCTATAAAACCTATCGGTCTGGGGAACAGAGCTACAAGCGCCCGATCACGAAGCCGGTCGCTGGCACGGTGCGTGTGGGGCTTGAGCAGGATGAACTGCAGGAGGGCGTCGAATATGAGGTCGATGCGGCCACTGGCGTCATCACCTTCGCGCATCCGCCCGATCCTGATGTCGAGATCTTTGCGGGTTACGAGTTCGACGTGCCGGTGCGGTTTGACACGGACCGCATTCTGGTCTCGGTCGAGAGCTTTCAGGCGGGGCAGGTGCCCGATGTGCCGGTGATCGAGGTCCGGGTCTGATGGCGGGGCTGGAGGCTGATTTCGCGGCGCATCTAGCGAGTGGTTTGACGACTCTCTGCCATTGCTGGCAACTGACGCGGCAAGATGGAGTGGTGTTTGCGTTTACCGATCATGACATGCCGCTGAGTTTTGACGGGGTGACCTTTCGCGCTGACACGGGATTGAGCGCACGGGCGCTCGCACAGACGACAGGTTTGTCTGTTGATAACACGGAAGCCCTTGGTGCTCTGAGCGACCATGCGATCCGCGAGGATGAGATTGAGCAAGGTCGCTTTGACGGGGCCGAGGTGCTGGCGTGGCTGGTGAACTGGGCCGATCCGACACAGCGGCTCTTGCAGTTTCGCGGCAGCATTGGCGAGTTGCACCGCGCCGGCGGGAGCTTTCGCGCCGAGCTGCGGGGGTTAACTGAGCCTTTGAACCAGCCAATGGGGAGGGTTTATCAGAAACCATGTTCGGCGGTGTTGGGGGATGGAAACTGTGGGTTTGACCTGACTGCGCCGGGCTATACCGACACGCGTGCGGTCGAGCGCGTCGACGATGCGCAGTCCTTTCAATGGCAGGGCTTCAATGGCTTCGATGAGGGCTGGTTCACCCGCGGGCGGCTCGATGTGCTCGACGGGTCCGCCGCGGGGCTGTGGGGGATGGTCAAGCAAGACCGTTTTGACGGTGAACGGCGTGTTATTGACCTTTGGGAGCCCATCCGCGGCGCGGTGACTGCCGGGACGGTGGTGCGGCTAACTGCTGGCTGCGACAAACGGATGGAGACCTGCCGGCTAAAGTTCAACAACCTTTTGAACTTTCAGGGTTTTCCTGACCTGCCAGGTGAGGATTGGGTCATGGCGGTACCGAAATCCGATGGCGCCAACACAGGCGGGTCGCGCCGATGAACGGCGCTGAGAGATTGGTTTCGGCAGCGCGCGGCTGGATTGGGACGCCTTATGTGCACCAAGCCGCGACGCGGGGCGCGGGGTGCGATTGTCTGGGGCTGCTGCGGGGTCTGTGGCGTGAGTTGCACGGCGCAGAACCAGAGGCAGTCCCGCCTTACTCAATGGATTGGTCAGAGGCGCAGGGCGAAGAGCGGCTGTGGACGGCCGCGCAGCGACACATGCGACCCAAGGCGATAGCGGCCGCAGCGGCAGGAGACGTGCTTTTGTTTCGGATGCGGCAGGGAGCGGTAGCGAAGCATCTAGGGGTGCAGGCCGAAGCCGGTGCTGCCCCGACATTTATCCATGCCTATTCCGGGCATGGGGTGGTTGAAAGCCCGCTGAGTGTGCCTTGGCAACGGCGCATTGTGGCGCGATTTGAATTTCCTGAGGAGGTCACCTAATGGCGACGATTGTTCTTTCGGCAGCGGGGGCGGCGGTGGGCGGCTCTATCGGTGGCACATTGGCAGGGCTCTCTTCGGTGGCCGTTGGCCGCGCGGTTGGTGCGACCCTGGGGCGTATCGTGGATCAGCGATTGCTCGGCCAGGGCGGGCAGGCAGTCGAGACGGGTAAAGTCGATCGTTTTCGGCTGACCGGTTCGGGTGAGGGCGAAGCGATCACGCAGCTTTATGGCCGTATGCGGCTGGGCGGGCATGTGATCTGGGCTTCTCAGTTTCAGGAAGAGGTGAACGTCAGCGGAGGCGGCAAGGGCGGGCCGCCCAAGCCGCAAACCACCAGCTATAGCTATTCGGTCAGCCTCGCCATCGCGCTTTGTGAGGGCGAGATCACTAGCGTCGGGCGCATTTGGGCGGATGGCGAGGAAGTCGCGCCGGATGACCTGAACATGCGCGTCTACACCGGCAGTCGTGATCAGCAGCCAGACCCGACCATTGCGGCAATCGAAGGCGCGGATCAGGTGCCGGCCTACCGGGGCACGGCCTATGTCGTGTTTGAAAACCTGTCGCTCGCAGCCTTTGGCAATCGAGTGCCGCAATTCTCTTTCGAGGTGATGCGGCCCGAGCAGCCTGGCGCGCCCGGTTGGGAACACGCACCTGCCTTTGGCGTGCAGGGGGTGGCTCTGATCCCGGGCACGGGGGAGTACAGTCTGGCGACAACGCCGGTGCATTACAGCAACGGGCCGGGGGCAAATTGGTCAGCCAACATCAATACGCCCGCCGGGAAGACTGATTTTTCAGTGGCGCTGGAAAGCCTGACCGAGGAACTGCCGCGACTGGAGGCGGCGTCGCTTGTCGTGTCGTGGTTCGGGAGCGACCTGCGTTGTGGCGAATGCCGCTTACGGCCCAAGGTCGAGGACCCGGTGATCGAGGGGGAGAACATGCCTTGGGGTGTTTCCGGCCTGACGCGGGCCGAAGCAGAGGTGATTGCCCAGCTTGACGACCGCCCCATCTATGGCGGCACTCCTGCGGATGCAGCGGTGATTGAGGCCATTCAGGCGCTAAACACTGCGGGTAAGGCGGTGATGTTCTACCCGTTTATCCTTATGGACCAGACCGAGGGCAATGAACTGCCTGACCCCTACAGCGATACAACCTCCCAGCCTGCTTTGCCTTGGCGAGGCCGGATTACACTGTCCGACGCCCCGGGGCGTCCGGGCAGTCCGGATGGGACAGGGGCGGCAGAGACGGAGGTTGCGACGTTCTTCGGTACGGTGAAGGCCGCGGATTTCACGGTCGTTGACGGATCGGTAAGCTACAACGGGCCAGCGGAATGGACGCTTTCGCGGTTCATCCTGCATTACGCAGCGCTTTGTGCGGCTGCGGGCGGCGTGGAGGCGTTCTGCATCTCGTCTGAGATGCGCGGCCTGACACGGATCCGCGGCGCGGGGAACAGCTTTGTGGCCGTGGTAGCCCTGCGGGATCTGGCGGCTGAGGTGCGCGCTCTGCTCGGGCCTGAGGTCAAGATCAGCTATGCGGCAGATTGGTCAGAGTATTTTGGCTACCAGCCGCAGGATGGCAGCGGGGACCTCTACTTCAACCTTGACCCTTTGTGGGCAGACGACAACATCGATTTCATTGGAATCGACAATTACATGCCGTTGGCGGATTGGCGCGATGAGGAAGGGCATCTCGACGGGCAAGATTGGTCTGCGATACATGATGTCGACTACCTTAAATCCAACATCGAGGGCGGCGAAGGTTATGATTGGTATTATCATTCACCCGAGGCCCGCGCGGCGCAAATCCGGACGCCGATCACCGATGGCGCGCATGATGAGCCTTGGGTCTATCGCTACAAGGACCTGCGCAACTGGTGGGCCAATGCGCACCACGATCGGGTGGGGGGCACACGCTCGGCGACGCCGACAGCCTGGGAGCCGATGTCGAAACCGATCTGGTTCACGGAGTATGGCTGCGCGGCGATTGATAAGGGGGCGAACCAGCCGAATAAATTCCTTGATTTGAAGAGTTCTGAAAGCGCCTTGCCGCGGTATTCCAACGGGGCGCGTGACGATCTGATGCAGATGCAATATCTGCGTGCGATGTCGGAGTATTGGAGCGATCCGGCGATCAATCCACTGTCGGAGGAATACGGTGGCCGCATGCTCGACATGTCGCGGGCCTTTGTCTGGGCTTGGGACATGCGGCCCTTTCCCTTCTTTCCGAACAATGTCGATCTCTGGAGCGATGGTGAGAATTATCCCCGCGGGCACTGGCTGAACGGGCGCGCTTCGGGACGGTCGCTGGCCTCTGTCGTGGGAGAGATTTGCCGCCGCGCAGGCGTGCAGCATTATGACACGTCGCAGCTTTTCGGGCATGTGCGCGGCTATGCCGTCACGCAGGTCGGCCAGGGGCGTGCGGCTTTGCAGCCCTTGATGCTGCGCTATGGATTTGATGCGATTGAGCGGGAGGGGGTGTTGACCTTCCGCATGCGCGACGGGGTTGATGCGGTCGCGCTCGACGCGGAACGGCTTGCTGTCAGCCCCGATCTCGACGGCATCACCGAGCAGTTGCGCGACGCTGAGGCCGAAGTGTCCGGGCGCGTCCGCCTGCGTTTTGTCGAGGCCGATGGTGATTTCAACGTGGTGGCTGAAGAAGCGGTTCTGGCCGATGAGGCGACCCATGCTGTCGCGGGGTCAGAGTTGAACATGGCGCTTACGCGCGGCGAGGGGCGGCAACTGGCTGAACGCTGGCTGACCGAAGCGCGGGTGGCGCGCGAGACAGTGCGGCTGGCCTTGCCACCTTCACGCATGGCGCTTGGCGCGGGGGATATCATTGAGCTGCCTGGTGAGGGCGCAGAGGGGCCCGGGCGCTACCGGATTGACCGGGTCGAGCAAGCAGGACCGTTGCTCGTCGAAGCGGTGCGGATCGAACCTGAGGTTTATGACACGGTGCCCTTTGACGAGGAACTGCCCAGCCCGCGCCCCTTTGTGCCGCCGGTGCCGGTCTTGCCGCATTTCTTGGACCTGCCGCTGCTGCGGGGGGATGAGGTTCCCCATGCTCCACATCTGGCGGTCACCGCAGAGCCTTGGCCGGGTTCGGTCGCGGTTTACCGGTCGGGAACCGACAGCGACTATACGTTGAACGCTGTCCTACCGGCACGGTCGACCGTAGGGGTCACGCAGACGCCACTGCTCGCCGCGCGGCCGGGATTGATGGACAACGGCCCGGTTTTGGAGGTGAAATTGACGAGTGGGACGCTTGCTTCGGTGGAGAGGGAGACATTGCTGAACGGCGCCAACCTCGCTGCAATTGGCGATGGCACGGCGGGGAATTGGGAATTATTCCAATTCGAGGAAGCCGAGCTTGTAGCTCCGCAGACCTATTGGCTGCGCGGGCGTCTGCGCGGGCAGGCGGGCACGGATGCGCTGATGCCGGAAGCTTGGCCAGTGGGGTCGGTCTTTGTGTTAATGAACGGCGTCCCACAGCAGCCTGAGCTTGGCCGCCATCTGCGGCGTGTCGCTCAGCACTACCGTATCGGTCCGGCCCAGCGGCCTGTGGATGATCCGTCATATGTGCATGAGCTGCATGCTTTTGACGGAAACGGCTTGCGGCCGTACAGCCCTTGTCACCTGCGCAGCGTGACCGACCAGAATGGCGACATATTGCTGAACTGGATTCGCCGCACACGGGTCGATGGTGATCCATGGGACAGCCCGGAGGTGCCGTTGGGAGAAGAGAGCGAGAGCTACCTGCTGCGGGTGTTGGTTGGGGGTGAAGTACGGCGTGAGGTCATGCTAAGCAGCCCCAGTTGGGCCTATAGCAGCAGTGCGCGGGCGGCAGATGGCGTCGCAGGCCCCTTCGCGGTGGAGATTGCGCAGGTTTCTGCGGTCTACGGGCCAGGTATGGCCGCGCGTTTAGAGGTCACGCCCTGA